AATGTATTAAGTATTCCTTCATATAAAGGACTAATAGAAGATGTGTATAAATTGAAACAACAATTTACCAATACCGATAGATATTGGTTCTACCCAATTGGATTAGATAGTTCTTATTTAAGACATCCGAACCATCAGGCGGCAAACATTATAACAGATGATTGGCACAAAGAAGTTTATGAGCAAGCACAATTAATGGATTTCTATGAAACATTAGGAACGCAGAATCCAATAGGATACACAGATGTAGAGATTCATAAATTGAGAAGAATCTATGATATTGTAACTGCACCAAAAGAAGAACACTCATTAAAGAGAGATAGAAAAGATTTCTTTAGGTTCTTTACGGAGCACGATAGAAGAAGAGGAACTGATTTCTTAAAAACATTTCCAGAGTTAGAAGAATTTTGGAACTTATGTAAAAACCTTAGATAATGACACAATATGTAAATTTTGATAAAGATTTGAGTTATAAAGTATGGGAGAATTCATCGTTCAATACTTCTAAAAAACCAAACTTTAAAACATTCTTTCAGCATGATTTTACGGTCTATGCTAAGTTTAGAACTCTTAAAATAGAAGAAAAAGGTAGTGAGGTATATGCAGTATTCTCAAAATCAGGTCTTCATAGTGGGTGTTTTATAAATAAGCAAGATGATTTATTTGTAATATCAAATCAGTTATGGTTGACAGGTGTATTAGATAAAGAGAATATTTCTTTTTCAGACCCATATGATTTTGATAGAGAATGGAATGAAGTATTCTATAGTGTTGATTATACTAATAAAGTTTTTAGAATTAGAGTTAATGGTGTTGATAGAGAACATAAGTTTAAAACAGAAGTTATAAATTATGATAACACACCTTTCTACATAGGAGCAGGAGCACCTCATTATATTGAAGAACATTTAAAACAATATAGTTGGTGGTACAAAGGTAATATAGATGATGTGGTTATTATGGAGAAGGCATTATCAAAGGAAGAAATGGATTTGTTTAATAGTGAAATAACGAGAAGGTTTACTTTAGCTAGATATCGATTCCTAAAAGATAAGATTAACAGATTTAAAGTTTGGGATTATAGTGGTAATGGGAATCATGGTTTCTTATATCAGGATTATAATGTAAACGATATACAAAATAGAATTTTAGACAAAATAAAAGGAGAATGAAAATTTTAATAACAGGAGGAGCTGGTTATTTGGGTTCTGTAATAACTGATAACTTTTTAAGCTTGGGACACGAAGTTACCGTATTGGATAACCTATCATTTAATCAAATATCACCTTTGGCGTTTACCGCTAACAAACGATATAACTTCATCTATGGTGATGTTAGAAACGAAACACTTTTAACTAAGCTAGTGGGGACACATGATGTTATAATACCATTGGCTGCTATCGTAGGATTTCCTGCGTGTGCAAAAGACCCTAAGTTGGCATGGGAAATAAATTATAATCAGATTGATAATATTGTAAAAGTGGTTTCTGACCAACAGATGATATTATATCCAAACACAAATAGTGGATATGGTGTTGGTGAAGATGGTAAATTCTGTACAGAAGAATCACCATTGAATCCTATATCAGTTTATGGGGAGAGTAAAGTTGCAGCTGAGAAGTTATTAATGGAATCTACATCCGCAGTTTGTTTTAGATTAGCAACCGTATTTGGTTCATCACTTAGAATGAGAACTGATTTGTTAGTAAACGAATTTGTTTACAAAGCATTAACGGACAAATATATTGTAGTGTTTGAGAGACATTTTAAGAGAAACTTCATTCATATACAAGATGTTAGTAGAGTATTCTATCATGGATTACATAACTACGAAACTATGAAACATAATGTATATAATGTAGGATTGAGTGATGCTAATTTGAGTAAGCAAGAATTATTAGAAAAGATACAACAATATATTCCAGATTTTGCAATCACTTATTCGGATTTCTATGAAGACCCTGATAAGAGAGATTATATTGTATCAAACGAAAAGATAGAGAAAACTGGATGGAATCCTAAGTATAGCTTGGAAGATGGAATTGAGGAGTTAATTAAAACATATCAAGTTCTTATACCTAGAATGACATCTGAATTTAGAAACGGATTCCCATTAGGATATGCTAACAATACATAATATAAAATTTGAAACATTATCGGATAATGTAAGTTTAGGTAATTCATCTGAATACGATGAACAAAACATACGTTATATGAAAGCAGGATATACTGATAAAAATACTCAGTACTATCAGGCATTTGAACTACCTGATGAGTATCATACTTTTGCTAAAACCATATTCTCAGATTATTCATTGAGTGTTATTAAACAAATGCCTGGACAAACTATACCAGAACATTTTGATACATTCTACAAATTCTGCGAGAAGAACAAATGTGATAAAGAAGATGTATGTAGATTAAATTTCTTTTTAGAAGATTGGAAACCAGGACATTATTTTGAGATTTTATATGAACCTTACACTAAATGGGAAAAAATGAATTTTAAAATAATTAGATATGGGCAACCTCACCTTAGTGGAAATATGGGAATGGAGCCAAAATATACAATGCAAATAACAGGTTTATATGAAGAATTTAAGAGGAGCAAAACCTATACCGAATCCAACGATAAAGAAGTTCATTACTGATTTTAAAAGAACGGATTTAATCTATGATGATTTAGTTTTGGATAAGTTCAAATCTAAATTTGTAAGTTGGATTAGGAGTAGTAAAAATAACAAATTAAGTGGTTTAGAAATTTATCACAATGTTAGTTACATACATGGAACTGTACAGGCATTTGACCATTTTTATTTAATTCAAAAAAAGAAAAGATTCCGTTTCTTTAAAGGAGAATTTTTCTATCATCAATGTTCTTTTAAGCATGATTGGAATTGGGCTTACATAGAAGATGATGATATTAAGAATGGAGATGCGGTTATATTAAGTGTTCCATTTTCAGATTATGGAAAGCAACATCCTTTATTAACGGAGGAGTTTCTTAATTATTGTGATGAAAATAGTATTCCCTGTCTATTAGATTTTGCATACTATCCAATGGCGAAGAATATAAACATCAATTTAAATCATAGATGTATTCAGGCAATATGTTTTTCTCTTTCTAAACCATTTTATGGTATGGAACATATGAGAGTTGGTATTAGAATGGTTAATGAATATAGAACTTTGGATGATGGTATAAATGCTTTCAATGAGCAACAAATGGTAAACAGATTTGGAGCGGCATTGGGATTAGAATTGATGAATAATTTTTCTGTTGATTATAATTGGGATACATTCGGAGAAAAATATTCCGAAGTTTGTAAAGAACTTAATTTAGAAGAAACGGATTGTGTAATGTTTGGAACAGGAGGAGATGAATATAATTCTTTAAACAGAGGCTCTGATAAAAACAGAGTGTGTATAAGTGACCTTTTAATATGATAAAAAATTTAGAACAATATCCAATTATTAGAGATATAGATTGGACAGAGGAAAAACTGATTAGGTTTGAACAAAGTATAGTTGATATATGGGAAGCTGGTAAAATCAAAGGGCCTGTACATCTTTCAAACGGAAATGAAAAACCATTGATTGAAATCTTTAAAAGAATTAAAGAAACTGATTGGGTATTCTCAACTTGGCGTTCACATTATCATTGGGTATTGAAAGGATTGTCTGCTGATTATGCTACTGAAATAATTAAAGAAGGAAAATCTATTACAATGTGTGAGCACGAAGAAAGATTCTATGCTTCTGCTATTGTAGGTGGAACTTTACCAATTGCATTAGGAGTAGCATCCGCTATTAAGAAAGATGGAGGAGATGATAAGGTTTGGGTATTTGTTGGGGATATGAGTTTTGAAAGTGGTATATTTTATGAAGTTCATAAATATGCTAGAAACTTTGACCTACCATTGTATTTTGTAGTGGAAGATAACGGAGTATCGACCTATACACCTACTGATGCAACTTGGAATATTAAAAGAGAAGTACCATCTGATGTAATTCATTATACATATAAATCAAAATATCCGCATTACGGAAGTGGCAAATGGATAGCGTTCTAAATCTTTTATTTGAAAAATGGGAGAATGGTAACCCACTTCCTAATGGTAGTCAATATGGATGTACATTTCCATATTGTTCGGAATATACACCCACTCGAAATTTATCAATTGATGAATTAAGGAGTGCAAATGTATATTACCCAATATCACTTAACTCAGATTTTAATTGTATTTTCAGAAAAGGATTTTTCTCTCAGGGAATTTTATCACTTCTATATAATAAGAAAATTAAAGTTTTATTATTAAGAGAGCATGAAGGAGGTGGAGACCATAAAGAGTTTTTTAACAAACTATATCAGTTAATAAAAGATAATAACTTACATACTGATTCCTTTTACATTCACTTTGCTAACAAAAATTTAATTAAATACTATACCGAATCAATAGGAGATGTTGGGATGAACCTACACATTACGGATTGGTTATTGGAACATACTTCTCTTCAATTGAATAAAGCAATAGAAAATAATAAGGTAAATGAATTAGGATACAAATTTGAAAAGAGAACGTTTGAGGATGTAGTTCGTAAATTTAATTTCTTATGTTTTAATAGAGTTCCAAAAGCACATAGAGTTTCATTATTGGTAAAATTAATAAAAGAAGGTATAATATCTAATACAGATTGGTCTATGTTATTTGCACCGAATGAATTCTTACCATTCTATGGAGAAACGAAATATAAAGGAAAAAATGTATTTGATGTACAACACTTTTCAAAATACTTTGATAGAAAAGAATTGTATAGTTTAGAAAAAGAATTGAGGTATTTCTTTGTTACTAAAAAGAAAACTATATACGAACCCGAATCTAAAAATATATTTGAATATTTCGGTGATACTAAAACTACTCATTTCAAACAAAGCTATGATAACTCTTATTGTAGTATTGTAACCGAAACATCATTTGAAAACAATGAAGAACATCTAACTGAGAAAAGTTTTAAACCATTTATAAATTTACATTTAGGAGTATTTCTGGCACCATATAAACACTTAGAAAGATTAAGAGGTTATGGATTCAAAACATTTGGAGATTTATGGGATGAAAGTTATGATGATATAATATCCCCTAAAGATAGAATGAATGCAGTGGTAAAATTAATAAAAGAATTGAATGACAGAGGTAAGTTAAATAAACTATATTTACAAGCAAAAGATATATTAGAGTACAACCAAAATGTTGCTTTCAATTTTTGGAAGCGGGAAAGCTGTACAAAATACTTTAAAAAATTAGCAGATGAAGTTTTATTATGAAAATGAAGATTTCCGTAATATTCCAAATGGAAATGGGTTTTGCGAGGTATCAAATTTAGATTGGGAATACGGATTTCATATTAATACTAATGTATTAACAGATGAACCTATAGTATGGAATTTTTCTATACGAGGTGGATTCTTACCTCATATATTTGATGAAAACATAGATTATATTAAATCGGTATTTGAAAGGGTAAAAGGAAGACCTAACATAAAGTTAACATTCACCAATTTTCACGAAGGGGGGACACCTAATCAGTTTATAGAAAAGATAATTCAGTTAAAGAATAGGGTTGGATTAGAGAATCACCAGGTATGCATCATAACAAATAATGCAAATGTGAGTGTGTATGAAAAAATGGTAGATGTAATATACAAACCATACTTATTAGGGTTTTTGGCTGACCATTATAAAGATATATTACATACGCCAATTGAACATAATGATACCATTATTGGATTACTTTCACCAGATGAATATCTAAATTCTGAAAAGAAGAAGTTTTTCTTAAGTTATAATAAAAACACAACTAAAACATTCAGAATTCAATTATTATTATGGTTGATGAAAACGGGAATAATAGATGATAGCTATGTATCAGTATTGATAAAAAATGGTAATTTTGATAGAAACAGATTACGTTCGGGTAAAGATGAACTATGTGATTTAATAGTATGGTTTAATGAATTTGAACAAAAAGGATTTAATATATTGGATTGGGATTACCCTAATCATCAAAATGATGTTTTTTCTAGTCTTAGATATACTACTAAATCTCATTATTCTGATACTGTATTTAACATAATAACAGAAACAACTTGTGATAATAATAGTTTAAACCTAACAGAAAAGAGTTTTAAGGCTATTGCAAATTGTCACCCATATTTAGTAATAGGCGATGTTAATACTCATAAGCATATAAAAAAATTAGGGTTTGAATTATATGAAGATTTAATAGATTACTCATTTGATTCAATAGATGACAGTGAAATTAGGTTGAATTCTGCACTAAAAGAAGTAAAACGAATATATAATATAGGGGGAAATGGTATCTTAGAATGGTATAAAAAGAACATAGATAAAATAGAACATAATAAGAGTAAATTTTTTGAATATAAGTTCTCCGATATGATTAAGGAAACAATAAAGGATTTAAAAAAACAATTTAGTTCAACTGAAAGTTATAAAAATATAATATGAAAAAGGTTTTAATTACAGGAGTAAATGGGTTAGTGGGAACTCACCTATTAAAAAAGTGTTTGAACGAAGGGTATCAGGTTGTAGGAGTTGATTTGAAAAAAGGAAAACAACTTCCATCAAATGGTTGGGAATTTATACAAGATGATTTGACTAAACCATTTGCAATAGAATACCTATTTATGAACCATAAGTTCGATGCAGTATTCAATTGTTTTGGAGTAAAGGGTTCTCCAATTAGAGCAAAACAAAAGCCAGTAGATTTCCTTTATCCATCTTTTAAAATTAACACAGAGATAATCAATCAATGTGCATTACAAAATATTTGGTTAGTATTTGTAAGCTCAGTAGGAGTATATGCACCGGCTGAAAAGTTTGTAGAAGATGATGTGTGGAAAACTTTACCTGGACAAGCAGATTGGTTTCCATCTTGGAGTAAAAGAATGGGTGAGATTTTATTAGAAGCATATTCAGTTCAGCACAACTATCACAATTGGGCTATCATTCGACCAGCTAATATCTTTGGTGAATATGATGATTTCACAGGAAACGGAACTGTAATTGCATCTACTATTAAAAAGATTGTAGAAGCAACCGATGAAATTGAAGCTTGGGGAGATGGTTCGCCTATTAGAGATTTTGTATATGCGGGGGATGTGGCAGATGCTATTCTTAGATTATATACAAGTAAACTCCATACTACAATTAACTTTGGAGCAGGAGAAGAGATTACAATCAAATCAATGATAGAAACACTTATTAAGATTAGTGGAAAAGATTTAAAAATAAATTGGAATACATCTAAACCAAACGGAGATTTGAGGAGACAGATGGATACAACTAAACAAGAACAAATTGGATTATTACCTACATTAGGGTTCGAATCCGCATTAAAAAAGACATACGAATATTATGATAAACACAAATAGCAAAATCCTAATTTTAGGTGCTACAGGTTTCGTTGGTAGAAACTTAGCGGAAAGATTATACAAAGAAGGATATACCAACCTTCGTAATCACGGATTCAATAGAAAGTTAGAAGGATTCGGTGAATCAGTTCAGGGTGATTTAAGAGATGAAAAGTTTGTAGAAGAAATTATGAAGGGAGTTGATGTAGTGTACCATTGTGCAGCATCTACTTCAAATGCAGTAGATACAATCTATGCACCATTACTCCACGTTACTCCAAATGTAATCATCAATGCTTTAACAATGGAGAAAGCATATAAGGAAGGTGTTAAGAAGTTTATATTCTTATCTTCATCTACAATCTATCCTGAAAGTGGTGAAAGAGCAGTATGTGAAACCGATAACATCTACGAATCAATTTACAAAACATATTTTCCAGTTGGTTGGATGAAAAGATATGCGGAAGTATTATGTAAGATGTATTCAGAGATTTTAATTAATCCAATGCAGACTGTAATCGTTAGACCTGCAAATCTATATGGACCGCATGATAAGTATGATTTAGATAAGTGTCATGTTACCCCTGCTTCAATCATCAAAGTAGCAACTCGTTTAGACCCAATTCCTGTATGGGGAGATGGAACTGAAATAAGAGACCTTCTTTATGTAGAAGATTTCTGTGAGGCTCTGCAAATCATAATGGAGAAAGAAGAACATCATGAAATCTATAATGTAGGTTCTAATGCAGGATATTCGGTAAACGAAGTAATAGAGTACCTTAAGGAAATAGAAGGGTTAGAATCTCCGATTGATTATGTGAATAACAAAGCACCTATGATTCCAAAAAGATTAATTGATTCATTTAAGATTTTTGATAAATTAGGATGGAGTGCTAAAACTTCAATTAAGGAAGGATTGGAAAAAAGTATAAATTGGTATAAGAGTGAATATCTCAAAAAATAAGAAATATATTCTTTGTGGTGGGTGTTCATTTACTAACCTACGACCATTAAACCATATGACAAAAGACCTTTACAATGTAGAGGGTTTGCAGTGGCCAGAATGGTTGCAAAATATGTTAGGAGATGAATACATCGTCTTAAATTTGGGTAACCCTACGAACGACAATAACACCATAAAAAGGAGTATTACTTATTGGATAGAATATATCAGAGAAAATGGTGGTATCGTTGATAAAGTATTTGCACAATGGACTCAACCTTATAGAAACTCATTCTTAATAAAGGATTATAAAGGTGAATTGGAAATAGGTTCTCATACGGTGAACTATCTACCTACGCCTAAGAATTACAAAGATGAGTTTTGGTATTTAACGGGTGGATATTATGAAACCAATAACTCAAAATATATTGGGATAGATGGGATATTAAAAACTCATCATCAAATGTTAAGCCAAACCCATTCATATTCTTTGGTAGAAACTATAATAGACCTTTCAAACTATTTAGAAAAGGAACGAATAGATTATACATACTTTACACTTAAAGATATATTCTATGAGCCGGAGTTTAGAACAACGGATGTATATGAGGGTAAGATATTTAAAAATCAAAATATAGATTATTTTATTAGGAATTCTCAATATTTTTCCGTATATTTGGATAAGCTCCCATTCCATAAATTTTGGTTTTATGAAGAGGAAGGATTGAAGAAAGGAGGATTGTATGAATATGCCGTTCGAAATCAAAAGAATGTGGATAATTATGATGGGTTAAAGAAAGTTCTATTTAGTGAAAACTTAGATGGAAACTTTGATTGGTATGGGCATCCATCATCAATCTTAAACAAAAAATTTGTAAACGAAGAATTGGTAAAATATATAAAATGAGTCAACCCGAATACACACCATATAAAGATGCGTTAAGTAAATCGATGGAGGAACTTTCCAAAAAAGATAATATCGTTTTCATCGGACAACAGATTATCTATAGAGGGAATCCTATGAGTACTACTTTGGATAATGTAGATAAAAACTTAATGATTGAATTGCCTGTAATGGAGGAAACCCAAATGGGTATGAGTTTAGGATTAGCTATGGCAGGAAAGTGTGTAGTTACATTTTATCCACGTTGGGATTTCGTTATATCAGCGACTAATCAATTGGTTAATCATTTGGATAAATATGAAATGATGACAGGAGTTAAACCTCACATCTTAATTAGATTAGGAAAGGGTTCGGATAAACCATTAGACCCTGGACATCAACATAAAGGAAACTACTTAGAAGAATTTAAATCTCTATGTAAGAATATAGAATTTCACGATTTAAAATCGTGGCAAGATATAGAGTTAGGTTACAAATACGCTATGGATAATGTAGGAATACATTGTTTAGTTGAATATCCTGAACTATACTATGCATCTTAATTTTGTATATGATAATAAGATAAAAGATTTATGTCTACCAAACGGGCAACCACCTGAAGTGTTGGATGCTGCGATGAGATGGATTATCGAAAACAAATCTACCGATGGTGGGCATTTAGTAAAATACCTATTCTCCAAATTCTCAAATGATATTACCGTAATGGGTAATAATATGGGATTTCAGATTTTAACATTAAATGAGTACAATCAGAAATATGATGTTAAGATGAAAACTCATCATATAGATGATGTAATAAAAAAATGGGATGAATATAAAGGACAGAAGTTTTTTTATATATTAGAACCATTTGGTCATATCAACTTTTTTAAGAATAATTACGAAGGTGTTAGTTATGGTTTATTTGAGAAAATAAAAAAGATAAATGCAACTATACTAATCAATTACTCACACGAGGGACATTTAAATGAATTTTTCATATTAGAAATATTAAAAAAACTAAAATACAAAAAGGTTATTTTTATCTATAATGATTATCTAAATGATTTCTCAAATATAGCATCTAAGAATATAAGTTTCATTCCATTCAATTATTATTTAAACCGAAGTGCAAAGTACTTTCAGAGTAATTTGAAAGACAATTATATTCCGGAATTATTAGATTACTCACAAAAGGAATTTCATTTTCTAAGTTTTAATCAATGGTTACATCACCATCGTATAAACATTATAACAAATGTGTTTAAGAATGAATTAGAGTCTAAGTTCTTAATATCATTTAATCCAAAGTTCTACGAAAGTTTAGGAGAACATAGATTTGATTATGAGAATCAGATAAAGGAATTGGGATTATGGGAAGATTATCAATATGTTTTAACTCTACCAGAACATAGAGTGGATTTTGATACAACTCTTAAGATAAGTGGATATGGGTTTGAGGATATATCAGTTTACAAAAAATCATTTATAAGTTTGATTAGTGATACTATATTCTTTAAACACCAGGGATTCATATCTGAAAAAATATTTAAACCAATAATGTATCTACAACCATTCTTAATAGCAGCTCCACCTTTATATTTAAAAGCGGTTAGAGATATGGGATTCAAAACATTTGATGGATTTATAGATGAGAGTTATGATACTGAGATGGATGATATGAAGCGGTTATCTATGGTAAACAATGAAATCAATAGAATTTGTAATATACCTATAGAGGAGTTAAAGATACAACTTAAAGAGATAGAGAATATTTTATTATATAACCAAATGAAACTTCTTACATTCGATTATGAAATGGCAGAAGTTAATTTATGTAAAGAGATTTTAGGTGAAGAATATAAAGCTAATTTATTGTAATGGGTGTTCTCATTCCGCAGCCGGTGGGATGGAGATTAATGCAACGTTAACTGATAATAAAACCTATGTGAGGGATTATTATAAAACCACCTATAATGTATGGTGGGATAATAGAAAGGAAATAACATATTCTCACAGATTAGCCAGTATTATTGGGTGTGATGTAGTTAATGAAGCGGCAAGTGGAGGGGGCACGGAAAGAGTAATTCGAATGGCATATCAATTTGTACAGGATAACTTTAAAATAAAAAATGATATTTTTTTAATTTTAGAACTACCATCATTGGGTAGACTTGATATGTTTTCAAAGACTTTAAATGATTACATAATAACCAATATCATATACACCACAAACGATTATAGAGATGATACTATATCATACTATAATGCTTGTAGAGATTATTCTATAACCGGTGATTTAGAGAAGATAGGTGCTAAGAATGTTAAGATGTATTTAGATAATTTTCATACTAGAAAATCGGAATATAATAAGATAGCGAGGCAAATTAACACATTTCTCACATACTTGAAGTATCATAATATAAAGTTTATATTCACAAATGGTGAATTTAATGCAAGTATTCACTCCGATTTAAAAAAGCATAATTTAATTAATATTAAGCTAGGTAATATGGTAATAACGGATTTTCATCAATTTTCAGTTGATACTAAATCTACCATAGCAGAGGAAACCAACCTACTCACTATGGATTTACATCCAGGATATTTTGCTCATCTCAAATTTGCGGAATTATTGGATGGGTACATAAAAGAGAAATACGATACTTTTTGATATTTATTAGAGATATGAATAGTTTAACTCAATTTTTAGTGGATGGGATTCTTTTGGAAGGGATAGAGAAGACCATTGTGGTATATTCCGGTAGATTCCAGCCATTTCATAAGGGACATTATGCAACCTATGAGAATCTTATAAAAAAATTTGGTAAGGATAGTGTGTACATTGCAACATCCAATAAAACCGATAATCAAAAATCTCCATTTAATTTTAAGGAGAAGAAGTTGATTATGCAGAAGATGTTTGGTATTCCTTCTAATAAAATCGTAGAGGTTAGAAACCCTTACGCACCAATGGAGATATTGGCTAATTATCCGGAAGAAACAACTGGGTTTATTACAGTAGTTGGTGAAAAGGATGAAATGAGATTAAGTGGGAAATACTTTACTCCATATAAGGGTAAGGTAGAAATGGGTTATAAGGATAAAGGATATGTTTACGCATCTCCTGCGCAACCTAATGCTATTAGTGGAACTGATGTTCGTAAGTGGCTAGGAAGTGGTGAAACTGAGGAAAGAAAGAAATTATTTATTAAGGTATATCCTAAATTTGATGAGCAGATATTTAAACTGATTACTCTTAAATTAAACAAGTTATCAGAAGAGGTATTATCAGAAGTAGCTGGAACGGGTGGAGTTGAATCAGACGGTGAACCTGATTCTGGATATACACCTGATGGTATTCTAAGAATTATAGATAGAGGAAAACCTGAGCCGTGGTTGAAGCAGTTGGGGATGAAGCAAATAGATAAACCTAGAGCTGATGCAATGCGAGGTAAAGGTAGAAGTAAAGATAAAGAATCGCAATTCAGAAAACTATACTATAAGGTTCAGAATATTAAGGGAACTGATTTAGACCCTGCAAAGCAACCTCATAAAGTTGAAGATTGGGAAAATGTGGAAGCGGGAAAGAAAGTTAAAAAAATAAAAAGATTTTGGGAATCGAAAGAAAACGATAAAGATGAAAAACATCCAAAACAACAACCTCAACCTTCTGGATTAGGGTTTGATTTTGATTCAATAGGTGAACCTTCTCCATATCTATCTCAGCCAAAATCTCCTAATACTCCTAACGCTAGTGCATTAGGTGGTATTGCAAAAGCATTGGATAAAGATTCAAACATAGGAATTGCACAATCTCATATGGAAGATGATTGGGCTCAAAAACACGCTACAATAAAGGGGCCGGTAAAACCATTTAGAGAGGATAAAATTCCAGGTGGATTAGCAAAAGGAATGACACTTAATGATATTGCAAAAAAACACAATATAAGTGTTGATACTATTGTAAAAGACCTTAAGAAAGGAATGAAAGTTGAAATGGAGCATACTACCGATGTTAATGTAGCAAAGGAGATAGCATTTGACCATTTATTTGAAGACCCGAAGTATTATGATAAATTGGCGAAGATGGAGAATGAAAATATCCTAACCGAAGCTAGTAAAGAGGGTATTGTAAATTACTATAAAGCAGTTTGTAAAAAATTAAACCTATCTCCACTTCCAGTTAAGTTTGGTTCGGTTGGAAGAGCCGGTGCATCAACTACATTTGATACTAAAACTTTTAAACCGGAGTATGTTAGTTTTGATTTGAGTAAATTACAAGATGTAGAGAGAGCAGTTTTGCATGAAATTGCACACCATATTCTATTACTTAAACAAGGTAATCCATATCATAATTGTAATAAAAGCGCGGCATTTAAAAAGGTAGAGAATAGTTTAATTGATAAGTTTTTCTATTCAGATGAGAGTAGATTATTAAGAGAAGCTGGTTTAACCGAAGGGCCTACAAAAGGATTATACGGTGGAACAATTAAAATTGGTGGGACACCTGTAAAAATAGAAGTAGAATTAATTGGAGCAGATAATAAAACAAAGGAATTCATAACAAAGGTAATTCATGTAGATAAACAATATCAAAGTAAATTACCAATAGGTTCTACATTTAAAATCCCTGCTAGAATATTCAGAACTCCAGGAGGTGGATGGTATAAGATTAAACACAAAGCATTTGAAATGGCGAAAGCTGATATGGATGCAGTTGAAAAATATGCGGATACTCAAATGAGTCCAGAAGATATTGAGTTAGGAAAAGAAACCGACCATTTCTTTCAAAGGTTAAATGACCCTAGAAATGGTAAAGAAATATCTCCCGCAGAATTAACTGGATTCTTTAAACGATTGGCAAAAAATAAAAAGAAATTCTTAGAATTTTTAAAACAATATAGAGAATTTGTCGTAACGGATAATCGTTCTAAAATCAATATAGCTTTCCTAAAAGTAGCTAATAAATTGATTGCTAAAACGGTGATGAGAAAAGCGGATTTCAAATCAGCAACTCCTGTATTCACAACTGAATCTCTAATAATGGAAGGTGGAGCATACGGACATATGAATCACCCTTTTGATGTACAGATGAATCTTACATTTGGTGATTTAAAAAATATTGTTAAGAAAGCATTGAGTGGTAAGTTAGAATTAGCGAGAGAGAAAACAGATGGTCAGGCATTGGCTATTAGTTGGGTGAACGGAAGATTAGTGGCAGCTAGAAACAAATCACATTTGAAGAGTAAAGGTAAAGATGCGATGGGAGTTCAGGATGTAATCAGTAAGTTTGCTGGTAGAGGTTCTGTATCCGATGCATTTAGTTTTGCAATTAAAGATTTGGAATCAGCGGTAAAAGGATTATCCGATAAAGATAAAAAAGATATATTCAAAGATGGTAAATGTTTTATGAATTGTGAAATCATTTATCCAGAGAATACAAACGTAGTTCCTTATGGTACATCATTATTAGTATTTCATGGTACAATGGAATATAATGAGGCAGGAGATGCAGTTGGGGAGAACCCAGCAGCAGGCGCTAAATTAGCGGCAATGGTTAAACAAATCAATGCACATGTTCAATCTAAGTTTACATTACAAGGGCCTCCGGTTCAAAAATTACCTGTTAATAAAGATTTGAAAGCTAAACAACCGGTTTACTTAGGAATGATTTCCAAACTACAATCTGAATTTGGGTTAAGTGATAAAAATGGTGTAGCTGATTATCATCAGGCTTGGTGGAGACAATTTGTAGATAAGAATGCATCTTCATTGGATGAACAACAAAAAATAGGATTAGTTAAGAGATGGGCTTTTGGAGATAAGAGTTTCCGTTTAGCTGATATTAAAGATGCTAAATTAAAAGCATGGGCAGACCAAACCGATAAGAAAGACCAGGCTAAAATAACAAAGGATAACCTTCTTAAGTTTGAAGAGATATTCTTAGGAGTTGGAGCAGATGTACTTTCATTTATGACATCGGTATTGACTGCAAATCCGGAAGCGGCTAAACAACAAATGGTTGGTAGATTGGAAACTGCTATATCCTCTATTAAAGCAACCGGTGATGCGAAAAACTTAGCTAAATTAGAAATAGAATTAGCTAGATTAAATGCTTTAGGTGGATTTGATAAGATTGTACCAAATGAAGGTATTGTATTTTCTTATAAGGGAGCAACATATAAATTAACAGGAGCATTTGCACCGTTGAATCAAATTTTAGGAATATTCACATTCAGTAGATAATGGAATTATATACTTCAAAAATAAAGTTTGATTCGGAGTTGTTATTAAAGGAAATAAAATCCCAATATGATACTAGCTCAATTTCTCCGGAAACTCCAAATGTTTCAATGCATAATTTGGATAAGATGTACCAACTCCCTAAATTAAAAGTATTCAGCGAATTGGTACTTCCGGCATTTGAACCAATGAAAATTGATAATATATTTTTATTTTTTACACATTCATCTGGACAATTAAATTGGCATAAAGATGGTGGTAATGAATATAGAAGGTTTATATTACCGATTGTTTCAAATGAGAAATGTATAAATTGGTTTAGAATAGATGAAGTAGAGTATAATACCAGATTTGAAGATGGTAGAATACATTGGTTTGATTCGCAAAAAATAGAACATAATATAGTAAATACAGGTGATAGCATTAGAGTTGCTTATCTGTTGGATATGAAATGGGAAGCTAATTCTATGGAAAACGTTTTAAAAAATAGTTTTGATAGACATAATCTATTTGTTTAATTTTAATATTTATTACTATAATATTCCCAAATGAGCAAACCTGTAACCGAATGTATTATTGTATCTAAGGAGGTTAATGATAAATTTATCTTAGCAAAGAATAGAGATAGAGCATATAAACCTAAATTAGAAATAGTTCATACCATTATAGATGGCGTAGAAGTTGCTTATTTACATGATATAATCACCGATTGGAGTGAGGGTATGAATGCAAATGGTATAGGAGTTATCAATTCTGCCCTATTAGTTGGGCACGATGAAGCTGAAAAAAAATTGGTTAAAAAGGTTGGTAAACCTGGACCAGATGGTGATAAAATGAGAAACATCATCAAACAACCTACACTTAAGCAGGCAATCAAAGCAGCGCTTACATATAAGGGTAAGAGTTCATTATCTTTAAAAGGTCATACATTTGTATCATCTCCAAAACACATGGTTAGTATCGAAACTACATCAAAGCATATGCCTGATGTAAAACTACAAAATACTGAGAGTCCTGTAGTTAGAACTAATCATGGACATGTATTTACAGATGCAGGATACACAGATGGAATCAAATACTTATCATCTAAGTTGAGAAAAACAACCGCAGAAAAAACAGTAGATAAGGTTAGTGATTGGACAGAGATAGCAGCGGCAATGAGAAAGGAATTTTTTAAAACAAATTCACAATTAAATATGAGAAGACAAAGCGATGAAATGTGGACATCTTCTCAAACGGTGATGAATCTTACAGATAGAATATTACAGATAAATTACTTTGAAAGTAAAGTAGAATCATTCGAAGGAGTTAGGGTTGAGTTGCCAGATGGGTACACTCCTAAGATTAAGATTGAGGTTGTAAAATTACCTTAATCTCATTTTCCATAATATATATAGATATACAAAATAGGTTATATGGCTAAAGAATTTAGAAAAGATTTAATGCATAAAACCCGCCGTGAATTGGTGGATTTTGTGTTTAGGGGGGAAGACCCTAGTAAAGCGTTTGGTTACGAAAAATCCAATCCACACACTAAGAGGGAAATTGGAGAAGTATGGGAAGATGATGTATATCGTTATGAACAGAAAGAAGGGTTCGTATTAAAAACAGGTAAGAATCACGAGGCATTTCAATCAGCTAGAGAGTTTTTAAGAGAACAGGATAATTGCAAAAATACCAATTGCTCTAAAGAAAAGTATGGGCCCAACGATAAAATTTTAATTAAACAATCTGGATTTTGTATCGATTGCAATGTAGAAATAGATGCAGAGGCAGTTAAATTGGGAGTGTTCGAAGAATATAAAAATTATAGAATATTCGGTAGAGCTATTGCTAAGGCAAAAGAAGCTAAAGAACAAATACAAAGTGGTATCAAAGAACTCAAACCTCAATATGAATATATCTTAGAAAATGGGCAGACTGAGATATGGCATTTACCAAAACCAATAGATGAGATGAGAGCGGATATGGAATTAGAAATTGCTAACATTGATAAAGGATTGTTAGAATTGGAAGAGGATATAATTATATATGATAAAAAGTTAAGAGAACTTAACAACCCTATCATAAACAGAATTTTTAATGCAGGATAAACAATTATCTTTAAAAGATGTAATCAGACAAGAGTATGTTAAATGTGCGGCAGACCCCGTATATTTTATGCGTAAGTATTGTAAGATTCAGCATCCTACAAAAGGTAAGTTAAGGTTTGAGTTATTTCCATATCAGGAAAAAACTTTACTACAATTTAAAGAACACCGATACAACTTAGTTCTTAAATCCCGACAAACGGGTATCTCCACACTAACCGCTGGTTATTCTTTGTGGAAGATGATATTCAATCAAGATTATAACGTACTTGTTATTGCGATTAAACAGGAGGTTGCCAAAAACTTAGTAACAAAGGTAAGGGTTATGTACGATAACTTACCGAGTTGGTTAAAAGTAGCAACACAGGAAGATAACAAACTCTCGTTACGATTAGTAAATGGTTCACAAGTAAAAGCTATTCCATCTTCACCTGATGCAGGTCGTTCGGAAGCCCTATCACTATTGGTTGTAGATGAGGCGGCTTTCGTACCGGATATTAATGAGATTTGGGCATCAGCAACTCCGGCCCTATCAACGGGTGGTAGTTGTATAGCACTTTCTACACCGAATGGTGTGGGTAATTGGTTTCACAGACAATGGGTAGGTTCAGAGGAAGGAACAAATGAGTTCAACCCAATCTATCTACATTGGACAGTACATCCTGAGAGAGACCAAAAATGGAGAGATGAACAAACAAAAGTATTAGGAGAGAAGTTGGCTGCACAGGAGTGTGATTGTGACTTTATATCTTCCGGTGATACGGTAATTGCTCCTGAAATCTTAATGTGGTATAAGGAAACATTTGTTAAAGACCCGGTTGAAAAAGGTGGATGGGATGGAAACTATTGGAAATGGGAATATCCTGATTACAATAAATCCTATATGGTTGTAGCCGACGTTGCCAGAGGTGATGCATCGGATTACTCAGCTTTCCACGTTATGGATGTGGTTAACAACGTTCAAGTTGCGGAATACAGAGGTAAGATAGATACAAAGGAATTTGGTAACTTCTTAGTTTCAGTTGCAACGGATTATAATAATGCACTATTAGTTGTGGAGAACGCAAATATTGGATGGGCGGCTTTACAACAATGTATTGATAGGGGGTATAATAACATCTATTATCAAACATCTGATTACAAATATGTTGATGTAGAAAAACAATATAGTAACAAATATGGAGCAGAAGAAAGAAGACAGGTAGCAGGATTTACAACATCAGCTAAAACTCGTCCTCTTATGATTTCCAAATTAGATGAATACTTTAAGGAGAAATCTGTAGTAATACAATCTATAAGAACAATTGATGAGTTATTTACCTTTATATGGTACACTAATAGACCGGAAGCAATGAGAGGATATAACGATGACTTAACGATGTGTCTATCAATTGGTCTGTGGGTTAGGGATACCGCACTACGTTTGAGGCAAGAAAGGATGGATTTAGTTAAACAAGGATTAAACGCATTTACATCAACTGGAAACGAAATAGGGGTGTATTCTCAGAATTCATTTAAACCAAATCCATATGAAATGGATTTTGGTAGAGAAAAAGAAGATATAAGATGGTTACTTTGATATTTATAATAAGTTTACTTATATATTAATGTTTTAGTGTAAATTCTTTATATATATGTATATACAACATAGTTTTAAGAATTATAGAAAATAATACGAAAAATGGCAGAACAAAACAATTCTTTCTTTGACAGATTACGAAAAGTATTTTCAACAGGAGTCGTTGTCAAAAAAGAAGGAAACAGAACTAAACTTATTGATACCGAAAATAGTCAACAGGTAACAAATTTAAAGTCGTTAAAAGATAGATTTTATAGATTACAAACTGGGTACACTCAGGATGTATATCAGACTCAGTTATCATATCAAGTAATTCGTAGGGAGTTATTCTTAGATTACGATGCTATGGATAATGACCCTATTATAGCATCTGCATTGGATATATACGCGGATGAATCTACTACAAAAAATGAATATGGGGATGTTCTTACTATAAAAACAGAAAACCAACAAGTTAAAGAGGTATTAGAGAATTTATTCTATGATACTATGAACATAGAGTTTAATCTTTGGCCATGGGTTAGAAACCTATGTAAATATGGTGATTGTTTTATTACATTAGAGATTGCAGAAGGAGAAGGTGTTATAAACGTACACCCTCAATCAGTTTACTATGTAACTAGAACAGAAGGATTAAATGACCCTCAGAGAATTAATAGGAAACAACAAGGTATCAAATTCACCGTTGACCCAGATAAGTTTGGTAAGCATGAGTATGATAACTTTGAAATGGCTCACTTCCGTTTGTATTCGGATACTAACTATTTACCTTATGGTAAATCAATGTTGGAGAATGCAAGAAGATTATGGAAACAAATTACATTGATGGAAGATGCGATGATGATACATCGTATTATGAGAGCACCTGAAAAAAGAATATTCAAAATTGATATAGGTAATATTCCTCCTCAAGAGGTTGATAACTATATGCAGAAGATTATCAATAAGATTAAGAAAACTCCTTTTCAAGACCAAAAGACAGGAGATTACAATCTTAAGTATAATATGATGAACATCACAGAGGATTTCTTTATGCCTGTGAGAGGTGGTGATAGTGGTACTCAAATTGATACATTAAATGGATTACAATATACTGCTATTGAGGATATTGATTACTTAAAAGCTAAATTATTTGCGGCACTTAAAGTTCCAAAGGCTTTCTTAGGATACGAAGAGGATATAAATGGTAAGGCTACATTAGCAGCGGAAGATATTCGTTTTGCTAGAACAATTGAAAGAATTCAAAGAGTAGTAGTATCTGAATTAACACAGATAGCTATTGCACATTTGATTGCTCAAGGAGTTGAAGGTATGGATGCGGTTGATTTCAAATTAGAATTAACTAATCCATCTACAATCTATGAGCAAGAGAAAATCAACTTATGGGCTGAGAAAGTTAGATTGGCAACTGATATGAAAGCATTAAAGTTGTTATCTAATGATTGGATTTATCAAAACATATTTAAACTTTCTACTGAAGAAATAGATGAAGAAAGAACAAATGTAGTTTATGATACATTTGATTTAAACCGATTAAATAAGATTGAGCAAGAAGGAGTAGACCCATACGAAGAAGAACCTCAACAACCAGGTGGAGAACAACCAGCAGAAGGTGAGCAACCGGCTGAAGGAGAACAACCTGAAACGGGTATGATGGCAGAACCTGCAGATGAACAACCTACACAGGAAGCAGCTGATGCTAGTGCAGAAAATGGTAAATTAGGTGGTAGACCTCAAATGACAGGGGATAATGGTACAGATGATAATGCGTTTGGGAGAGACCCATTAGGTAAAGCAGACATCACTCGTAACTTCGGAAGGGAAACCCGCCACAAAAGAATTGGTGAAAAACTTAAAAGTATTGCTGATAAAGATAAGAAATTAAGAGATGCAATTAGAAATAAAATTAATGCAAATAACGCTAGAAAGGTTGGTAAAAAGATTATAAGTGAAGGTATGGATGGGTTAAGTGATGATACGGGTTCATTATTAGATGATAAAAACATCTTACCAGATGAATAAAAATCACTTATCCAAAATTTCCTAATATTTATAGAAGTAATATTTACATATATAGTAAAGAAAAAACAATAAATTCTGATGAAAGTTAAACACTCGAAGTTTAAGAATACGGCTATTTTGTTTGAACTACTTGTCAAGCAAATTACACAAGAGGTATTATCAAATTCAACAAAAAACGTATCTGAAAAGATTATAAAGGAGTTTTTTAGTTCAAATAAAGAATTGGCTAAAGAATTGAAATTATACAATCAAATCGTTAAAGAAAAATATTCTTCAATTGATGATGCTAAGTTATTCTTAGAAGAGGTGTCTAAGGAAAGGGTGAAGTTAGATGAGAATAAACTAAATAAAGAAAAGTACAATCTTATCAAAACAATAAAAGAATCCTATGATTTGGATAAATTTTTATCTTCAAACCTACAGAACTATAAACTATTAGCTTCTGTTTATAAGGTGTTTGAAACCAAAACTTTAGGTAGAAAGGTTGAGATTAGAGATTTTATTGATTCTAATAATACTATATTAGAGCATATTGTAAATAAAAGAATTGCTACAAAACCTGCTGATAAATTATACGAATCGTTTAAACAACAATCGGAAGATTTAAGATTGTTAACTTACAAATTATTAATAGAAAACTTCAATAAAAAGTATTCTAATTTAGATGATTCTCAGAAAGGTTTATTAAGAGAATTCATAAATAACGTTACTAATACATCTGCATTTCCAAAATTTATAGAAGAAGAAACTAAAAAAGTTCTTAATAATTTGGTAAAAGAATCAAAGAGTATTAGTGATAAAGTGACTAAGATAAAAATATCCGAGATGATTAAATTATATAAATCAGATAAATTTCTTAAAGAGAATCAAGATAAGCAAGTTTCAGTTCTAATGCTTACATATGAATTATTAAAAGAAATAAAGAATGTCAACACAGTTAGAGCAACTAAAAAATAGTATCAGAGAAATCCTTTCTGAAATAGAAAAGGAAGAAGATGAATTGAAAAAGGAAGTAACCGTTACAGGTGATGTAGCAGGATATGATACTCCTCGTGCATTTTCTAGTAATGGTCAGCACAAAAGTGGATACACTAAGAAGATGGCTAGTTTAACTGGATATTCTGCGGTTAACGAAAATAGATTTCAGAAATTAAGATTAGACCAAACAATGACTCCAAACCAAAAGATTGGATTGGGTGTTAGGGAAATTCGTAGAAAAATAGATGAAATTGAAAAATTCTTAGAGTGGTATGGTAAAATCAAAAAAGAAAACTCTCTAAAAGGTGAAAACTTTTGGAAAAGAACTAATCACCATATTTATAGAATAAAGGAAAGGTTATCTAATATTGGTAAAAATGTAACCACCTTAAGAAAATAAATTAGGAATTCCTATGAAAATAACTAGAGAGCAATTAAGAACTATCGTTGGGGAAGTTCTACAAGAAGAAAAAGATTATCAATCATTCTTTAAAGCTATGCTAAAAAAGCATGGTGTATCTTCGCCAGACGAATTCAAATCAGATGAGGAGAAGAAAGCATTCTTTAATAAAGTAGAAGATACTTGGAAAGGTGTATCAGAAAGATTACAATCAATTAAAGAAGATGAATTAACTGCTAAACAACAAAAGATAGATTTAAACAAAAACGGAAAGGTTGATGGTGATGATTTATCTAAATTAAGAGCAGGGGCAAAAACAGAAGCGGAA